CTAAGTAACACCTACTGCGACAGTCTAAAATATACTTTTGGCAGTTAAATTAGCCCCCTTAAATATAAAGAAAGCCACTACCCTAACCTACAAAGGTTCCCAGACGCTTGAGATATAATTCAATAATCTTTTACACCCCATCTAAAAAAATTTCTGAGGTAAAAAATGGACTCTAAGACCCGCGTAGAGAGGCAAGAGACCCGAGTATGGGCAATTGAGCAATTATTGAGGAAGGAAGGGTTTCTAGACCCTCGTATGTACGAGTGTGCAGACTATTATGCGTCTGCGTATGCTTCTCAGGTTGTAGAAGATCTATATACACTATGGATTGAGTGGAAAGCAGAACATCCGTCAGACAATCCTCAGGTAGTAAATCGTATGTAAAGTTATGTCCCATAGATTCACAACACATTTAGAAGAGGATGATTTTGGTGATTTAATCCTTACAATTCCATATGAAGTATGTGAAGAACTGGGTTGGGATGTAGGGACAGAATTAGAGTATGATATTACAGAAGATGGTACAGCATTTACATTAAGAAAATCAACAAACGATGAATGAAGAAGAATTTTTGACAGAAGAGCAAAAGGACGAAATTGAAAAGTGGGAAGGTCTTTATACATCTCTCACGACAATTAATGATTGCTTACTTGCTCTCGGTAAGAGAATTGAAGGATTGGAGAAGTTTGTTAATGAACTTCCAACGCCAAATAAAGTATTCTATAAACCAGAAGGTTATGATGATTACCTTGATATGAAACAAAACTATGATGAACTATATGGTCGTATCATCAAATTAGAGGAACGTTTAGATGGGTTGCAAAACTAGATACACTGATGTATGCAGTAATACGGGCACACTAAATTCTGCACATTGTTCTCCATACATTCCTGGAGAGGGTGTAACCTACGACTATGTGGAATACCCTGAGAATGAATCTCGTAACGGTAATTACAACATTCCTGGCAGAGATGATAATGCTGTAATGTATGGGTACACTTTAGAATGTGTCAATACTGGCGGTAATGGAGGTTCTGGGTTTCCAGATAGCAACCCTCAACCAGCAGCAGGTAATTGTGGAAAACTCTCTCGTACTCCCTGCTCTGCTTCATCTCAGACTTGTACTGTGTTTCAAGATTACGTACCCAAGGAGTTATCTTTCGATTACAACTACTCTGACACCTTCTTTGCGTACCTCTACGACACCTCAGACGACGCTGGAAACGTCGGCACGCCCTGTTACCACATCATTACTAGGAACACCACGACATCCACTAGTTCAACGAATCCTGAGAGCACTCCTACAAATAATGTGCAAACAGAATCAACACAAGAATGTGTTCCTTGTACAGCATTTTACTGCGACACCGCTTCCACAAATCTTAGATATACTGCTGCAGAAGATTTGACGGGCGACCCCGACTGTCCACATCCTACTCTATTCGGGTTTGGAACCACTTCTAATAAGATAGCATTTGTGTATGATGAGTTATCTACAGAGTTACCTAATGGAGTAAATGACATTGAATTGTCGTATGATGGGGTCACTTACATTGATGGGTGGGATGGACTACTCGAAGTTGGTATTCCATATACTTCATCGCAAAATCCATGGCAAACTGGAGACGAAACTCTAAGTGATTTTGTCATTTATGACCTAAATTCTAGTCAATCTGTTACTGGACTTAGGATAAAAGTAAGAATTGAACCTATTTTTGATGATACAAACACTCCTGTAACGTTTACTGGCACTAGATGGCTTGTTGAAGAGATTCTAGCAAGCGGTACGGGGTATAGTATTGGTGATGTTTTTCAGTTAGATTACGAACATACCCATCCTGACAATAGTACAACGACGTTAACTCTTAATTTGAAGGTAGCAGGCACTGGTCCAGTCTCTGCAGTGCTGTCTTCTAATGGTTTTGACATCTTAAGAACGGGTGATACCATCAATGGGCACGTAATTACACACACTTTCCACACGGATATCGATAATTTTCCGTATCATATCTTGTATTTGGACGGAGATGGTAACGATTTTGTCAAAGATACGCAATATACGTCTAGTAGAGACCATGTTATTACGGCAAAAGCGGGTTTTGGCATTGTTGACCGCGCAATTTTAGTTGGAAAGTACGAATTTTTGAATAAATCCGTGCAATATACGATTGGTTCAATCAATAAAGATGCTCCAGACATCTATAACACGCTAAGGCAACCAAATGTTGACCTCACAATCACAAATGGGACCGTTACTGGCGCTACTATTGTTGATGGAGGCGAAAATTGGAATGAATTGGGGCGGATTCCTGAGTTAACTGTCACATCTCCTACGGTTTCAAGCGGAAGAACCGCAAAAGTCAAGGGTACTTTCCTTGGTGGGGAGTTAATTGACCTAGTAATTACAGATCCTGGTAGCGGTTATACGGAATCTCAGGGTGCTACTGTGTATGTTAGTAATGTTCAACTAGAATCTAACACTAGAATTGCTAATGATGCTCACAGTGAAGACGCAATTCAGAGTATTATTGAAGATATTAAGTCTATTCCAAAGACGGATGCTATTAGTGTTGACTCTGCAGAAGTGCAGTCATTTGAAGACAACTATAACACACACAATACATTTACAGATGTCAAAGGTTCGATACCCAGAATTGAAACTAGGAAAGACCCTAAACGTAATAGAAGCGTTCAAGTACCGCAGAGATTGTTCTCTGAAAAGTCAGTTGACCCTATTTACGATAAAGTAAAACGACAAGACAACTTAGATTATCTTAATGATGCGCCAATTTCAAGAGAATTGAAGACTGAGATTGTTAATGAGAAGGAAAGAGATGATGCTGCACGTCGTCAAGACCTTGCTGACATCACTCAATCGCAGATTCCTGAGTATATAATCAGTCAAGAAACTTATGTTGAGACTGTTCAAGGTTCATTTGCCAATTTACCAAGAGCATCTACTTACACTAAATATCATCTTAGGCAGTATAGAGCAGATACTGCAACGGAAACTTCTCTAAATATTACGTTATCTTGTTCTCCCGTTGATGAGGGGTGTCTTCATTTTGCATGTTCTCCTCCAGCAACTCCAGCTACTACGACTGGTTCGTCTACAGCAGATGACGCTGAACTGGATCCTGTAACTGAAGAACCTTATCAAACTACAACCAATACTACCACTACTGCTACAGTCTCTGCTTTACTTGGTCCTGGTTGTCAATCTTGGAGTGTGTCTGGTTCTATGAAAATGTATCACAATTTAAGTAGAGCCGCTCAAACTGTTTCGTTAGCAACCGAAAGATACGGAAACCCTTACTAATATGTTAGTTTTAGCACCTGGTCTTGGTAACGCTGCCATTTTTATGGGCGTAGATAGTGGACATGGTACTGGTCCTGGTGGTGTTTCTCACCATCCTGGTCTTGGTGGAGGAAATATTCCAGTTTGTCCTCACATCCCCTTAGATACAAGAGTTGTTGCTAAACCTGTAGTCGAAGTTGATAAAGTTGCAATATGGCCACCTGTATCACAGTTACCATTAGGTGTTGCGAAGGCTGCTGCTGGTGTACCAGGTAAAGTAGTTATTAATGGTCAAGTTCCTATTGTGGACCAAGATATTCTTACTCCACACCCAACTCCTACTGTATTCACAACTACATCAACTGGAGATAAATGTTTAGTGACCTTGACTACTCCAGCATATTGGTGTACTATAGGTACTGTAGCAGGCAGAGAGGCACCAACTGGTCATGCCAGAAAAGCATTTGCAACTAGCAAAACGGTCTTTATTAATAAAGCTCGTGCTTGTAGATTTGGTGACCCTTTAGGTGATGGAACTCCAGCATTTCCATGTCTGTCTGTAATTACTGGATCTAGTCCTAACGTTATTATCGGAATTTAATTATGGCAAAATCAAAAGTTGGTCTCTCTGGTGGCAACTTTATTCCTGGAAAACCTAAAACAACTCGTCAAGGACGTTCTCCAAATACCAAGTATGCTGCAACCAGTCGCAATAAAGCAAAAAAGGCTTATCGTGGGCAAGGTCGATAAATAATATTCAGGGATAGCAACCCCTCTAAAAGTTCTGGTTCACCAGATTCTTAGGAGACATGGCAAATCATCCCATCCCTGATAATGTACCCGAAATTATGGAAAAGGATTTTGGTACGGTTGTACTAATCACAGATCCTCGCTCTGATACATATTTGAATCAGTCTAAGAAAAATTCTCCACCTAAAAATAGAAATTCTAGATGGTGTGGAGGTAAAGGAGGATTTGACGATTACGTAGAAAGATGGCACTAAAAAAAGTCACTGGCAAACAATTTTCTAAATCTCGTTCTTTTAGAGATTTAAATATAGGTATGGAGAAAAATCCATTTACCGATGATGCGGCAGTGGTGCAAAATGATAGTGCTATCAAACAAGCGGTCAAAAATTTAGTTTTAACCGCTCCTGGAGAAAAACCATTTCAACCTTTAGTGGGGTCTAAAGTGTCTCGACTTCTGTTCGAGCCTCTAGACCCCTTTACTGCTGATGCGATTAAGGAAGAAATCATAAATACCATTAACCAGTATGAACCTAGAGTTCAGTTGACTGAAGTTCTAGTTACACCAATTTATGAAGGTAACAAACTCAATGTTTCTATAGAATACAGAATTGTCGGGTTACCTATTGTGGAAACAATTTCCTTTGTTTTACAGAGACCTGAGTAATGCAACCTACCAACCTAACTGCTTTAGATTTTGAAGATATAAAATCTTCTATTAAGTCATATCTAAGAACCCGTACAGAGTTTACGGATTATGACTTTGAAGGTTCTTCTTTATCGTATTTAATCGATGTATTAGCATATAACTCGTACTATAGTGCGTTTAATGCTAATATGGCACTAAATGAAGCATTTTTGCCTTCATCGACGGTAAGAGATAATGTTGTTGCTATTGCGAAACTTTTAAATTATGTTCCTAAATCGGTTACAGCATCTCAAGCATGTTTGAAATTTGAATTACAGACTTCTAATGAAAGTGGTCAGTATCCTAGTACCGTAACTTTGAGAAAAGGTGCCGTAGCAACTGGTGGTAATTATATTTGGAATATTCTCAGTGATAGAACGGTTGAAGTTAATGCTACAACTGGAATTGCAACGTTTGATAATGTCTTAATTAAAGAAGGGAGTATCGTAACATTTTCTTATATTGTATCTACATTTGGAAAGCAGGAATACAAGATTCCTTCTCCAGATGTCGATATTTCAACTTTAGTTGTTAAAGTTAAAGCAAACGAGTCCTCTAGCTCAGCAGACCTTTATAACAAGGTTGATACTGTAACTAATCTAACACCAAATAGCAGAGCATATTTCTTGTCTGAAGGAGAAGATATGCGTTATGAAATTAAATTTGGTGATGATAGCGTTGGTAGATCTTTGACTGATGGTGAGGTTATCGAACTTGAATATCTTGTAACTGCTGGGTCTGAAGCAAATGGTGCAGCAACATTTTCTGCCATCGGTAGATTTGTTGATAGTGATGGTAGAAGTTATGCTCCAACAATCGTAAATACAACTGTCAAGGAGAAGGGGTCTCTAGGCGCTGCAGCAGAGACTATTGAATCTATTAAGTATAATGCTCCAAGATACTATTCAGCGCAGTACAGAGCGGTCACAGCGCAAGATTATGCAATCATTACTAAGAATGTGTATTCTAATGCAGATGCTGTTGTTGCTTATGGTGGAGATTCTTTAAATCCTCCTATTTACGGCAAAGTTTTTATTGCCATTAAAACAAAAACTGGCACAACACTTAATGATGCTACTAAGAAGGAGATTCAAACAAATCTTCGTTCATATGCCATGGCGTCTATTGACCCAGTGATTGTTGACCCTGATAATCTTTACATCTATTTGAAAGCATTTATTCTTTATGATGGCGGTTGCGGTTCAAATGCTACCGAAATCAAAACCGATGTACAGGCGGGAATTAAGTCCTGGGCAAATCAAACTCAAATTAACAATTTTAATTCAGTATTTAGATCGCAGCAGTTGGAAAAAGCAATTTCTCTTTCCAATAAGTGCGTTACAGATACCTCATTGCAAGTTAGTTTGTTGAAGTATATTTACCCAAATACAGGTCAAACAAATACCTATTGCATTTCTACTGGTTCTGACCTTTATGATAGTGCTCCTAGCGGTTCTGATAGCAATTGTACAAAGGAACCTGTTCTTTTGTCTGGAACCTTCAGAACAGCAGATAGACCAGGTATTGACCAGCAATTTGAAGATGATGGATATGGAAATCTTAGAACGTTCTACAATACAGGAACGAAAAAGGTTTACACCAATAATGTTGCAGGAACTGTAGATTATGGTACAGGACAAATTTGTTTTGGACCAGTTAATATTGTTGGTGCTGGTAGTAATTTAACTGATGCAACAAATATCAGTCTTACTGATAGTGTTACTGGAATTGGAAGCGTA